TTAGGAATAAGAATAGAAGATGTCGAAGGTATCGCTGTCTCGATGGTACTCGATGTGATCGACTATCTGTACGACGGCGTCGTGCTTTTCGACCACATCGACCGATTCATCTTCCAATGTGTCCAGTAAGTTTTTGATCATAGAGATATACGTGGTGCCATTGATGGCAGCAGTATGAGGAGTGCATCGCCGCTCTTCTTTTTTTATGAGCTTTTTCAAATGATCTCTTTCTTCGGCGATCCGGAACTTATTTTCTTTATATTCTTCTTTGGTATCAATTCCTTCGATGTATGCGTCTTTTATGCGCTGTTCTTTTTGTTCCAGTTTGGCAAGGGAATCTTGGTATTGGCGGAGCATATCCGAAGCAAGTGGAGCATCCGGCAGTGTTGCATGAAATGTCATGTCTGCGGAAGTACTGTCAATAGTTTTGCGCAAGGAATCAACGAGTGCTTCTTCACATCGCCAGGCAACGATATTTCCGGTGTTGGTGTGCATTCCCTTGGAGTATTTCCAGCAAACAAATGAAGTATATGTTTTGTTCGTGTGAAAAGACAGATTTGCTCCGCAGGCCGGACACCGCATGATGCCGCAAAGGTAATGGTTAAATAGGGTGTCGGATTTACGTCGTCGCTGTCCGGTGTGACCGGGAACAAAAGGAACAATTTTTTGAACTTGTGTCCAATGATTTTCGTCAATTAACGGTTTGTGCAGTCCCTTTGTTGTGATAATGTCGTTATCGGCATTATTGTGGTAGGAAGAATGTTTTCTATAATTCCACCGCACATAACCTTTATAGAAAGGATTTTGAAGGATATAAACGATACCGCGATGTTCGAAGAGTTTTCCGCGGCGCGTGCGGTATCCGGCATCATTGATTATTCGTGCGATAGTGGTTGAGGTTTTTCCTTCCGCGGCAAGACGATAGATCTCACGCACAATGACCGCTTCCGGTTCATAGATTACAGGAATGTGATCTTCCATATGATATCCGAGCGGTGGTGCTGCCTGGTATCCTCCACGGAGTGCCTTTTCTTCCATCCCACGCTTGACATCGCTGGCGAGGCGAATGGAGTAGTACTCATCCATCCATTCGATGATTCGTTCAATCAAGGAGGCAAAAGGACCATCAATCAATGGCTCAGTGATCGATACGACCTCTACACCATTTTTTTGAAGCAATGATTTGTAGACGATACTTTCTTCCTGATTCCTTGCGAAACGGCTGAATTTCCACACCAGGATGTAGTCATAGGGATGTTCTTTGGATTTGGCATAGGAGATCATTTTTTGGAATGCCGGTCGTTTTTCTGCATTACGTCCGCTGATACCGGTATCCTCAAAGATGTCAGTGATCATAATTCCGTTTTTCTTCGCATAGTTTTTGAGCTCGCGGCGCTGTGCATCCGGAGAGAGTTCTTCCTGGCGATCTGTCGATACGCGGATGTAGGCAGCAGCTGTTTTGATGGTTGTGGACATAGGATCACTCCTTTGGAAAATGGTTACTGGTTATCGTTTAAATCTTTTTCATCAAATTTTGGAAGTGGAATTTTTGTACGTATCCCATCAATGTGCTCATATAAATCAGGTTTGATGGGGGATCTCATTGGATCTAAAATAAAATCAATACCTTCACGGCGTGCTTGTTTTGCGGCAGGAACAAAATCACTATCTCCGGAAATTAGAATAATTTGATTTACTTGTTGTTTAAATGCGAGAGATGAGATGTCAATACCAATTCTCATATCAACACCCTTTTGCTCTAAAGATATTGAAAAATCTTTTTCTGTAATATCCTCTAAAGAAATTTTATTTTGAAAAAGTTGTTTTGTTATTTCTGGTTTTATGTTATATGTAATGGTTCCTTCCGAAACACGACCAAGGCGTAAGGCAAACTTTCTTCTGTGACGTAATTCATTCAAAAAAGAATTCATCCATTCATACTCGTCAGTTCTCCCAAGATTAACGCTTCTTTGTGTAAGTGGATGATATATGTTTTTGTTTACAGGCGGACAGTCGTAATAGAAAATACGGTATAAATAGCGTTGCTCATACTTGTCGTGTAAATGCGAGAGACAGTACGCTACCAGTTCGTCAGCTCTGTCTTTCGGTGTTTTATGACCTAGCAATGAACGGGAACGCTTTCGGTAAAAAGCACCGTCGACAAGGATAGCGGTCCGCACCAAATGTTTTGAGTTTTCATATGTTCTTGCCATAAAAAATACCTCCTCGTATTTTGTAAAATGAAAATACCCCAAGCCTCGACAAATCCCTTATTGTGGGAAGTCTACCGCGTGGGGTATGTTAATTTGCGTAACGTTGTTACATTAATATAATATACCCACAACGGCTAAATGTCAACCAAAATAGTGCATTTTTCAAAAAAATTTTAAATAGCCAATAGTTTTTCTTTCTGGTGCAAGGTTAGTTCACATTCAACCGGCGACAATTTGTCACCAGTTAAAATCCTCCCTTATTCGTGTTGATGTGCATAAATTTCAATAAGATCAACAGAGCAATCTTTATCAAAATCCCCATTTTCGATGTGCTTCATAGCATGGTGGTATGCGTTAAGTAGTTGCATGTGTGAGTGGCGTGGATTGAGTACGATGGTATAACTCAGATCCGGGTTAGCCACCACATATTCTTTGATTGTTGTAGGCATATCAGCCATCACTACGTTGATAGTGTCGTTGTGCATTTTGAATCCCTCCTTACCCTGATTGTACAAAAATTATTGTCCTATAAAAAGGACTTACAATACTGCGGCGTTATCTTTATTTTCACGCATTTTCTTACTGACGCGATATTGTTCTGCATCTGGAATGTCAATAAATTCGACGGTTTTATCATAATTTTTACGGACAACCTCTTTAATCTCGTCCAAAGTGACGTTGAAAAATTCACGTCTTTGGTTGACCATGTTTAATTTTTTGTCTTCGAAAGCGCGGTGAAGAGCAGCTTCGAGAGCCGGTGCATCATCTGAGAAGATCATAGCGTGGACATCAAACTTGAAAGGAACGGAGGCATCGCCAAGCTCATCCACACGATCTTGCGGATTGAGGCGGCGAGTCATACCGATCTTATATACGTTTTCGCCAAATGCTCCAATATTAGATATGATATAGACATATCCTGCTCGGATATTAGCTTGTCTGTAATCAATATCAGATAACGATTTCTCGATGTCAGCTAGAACGTTTTCAAATTCAGCTTTCTTTTGTAGATATTCCTGATTCGTCGGATCGTTTTCAAGTTGTTTCTTTATTTTCTCATATGCCGTCAAGTAATGAGTCTGTTCTTTTTCAATTTTATGCTTTTCTGCTTCGATTTCTCGCTGTAATCGCTCTTGTTCGCGTTGCTCCGCACGTGCCGCTTTGGCGGCTTCTTTTTCTTCTTGCTGTTTCTGCCGGTATTCAAAGGCAAGGCGCAATTCTTTGATTTTAGCATCCAGATACATCTTAGTAATAGAGATATTCATAATGGAGCCAAGTTTTGAAATGACTTCCGCGGATTTACGAATTCTATGTAATGAAGCGTCAAAATTGGTATAGCGTACTTTGAAAATCGCCGTGTCACATTCGTTGTTAAAGGCACGAAGCAAAAGTTTTTGAGTGTCAGCAACCATTTTACGACCTTTAGCTGCATTTCCGTCTACTTTCCAATTTATAACACCTGTTACCGCGCGTTTGGATTTGATGAGATCTTTTTGGTGATCTCTTAGTTCTGCCAGTTTTTCTTTGTAATCAAGAGCGGAAGCAAAATCATATTGCGGTTTATACAAGCCAAATTCCTGAATTGCAATTTCTTCATCAAGAACAATCATATTATTCTGCTTTTCTTTTATTTGATTTTCAAGATTAAATGCTCTCTGCTTTAATGAGTCGATGTTTGTTTCGATTTGCTGTTCTTCTTTGTGCAGAGATTTAATGTGCATATCCAAGTTGGCAGCATCTTTAAGTTCTGGGGTTAGCAATTTTTCATAGCTATCGTTTTGCTCTACCAGATTTTCATATTCCGTTGCAAGTGCGCGTTCATTTCTTAATTTAAGTAGCAAGAGAATAATGCCCGCAATCAAAGGAATAAAAAGGAACCAAAAGAAAAAAAGTATACAGATAAGCCATGTTTTTAAGTACCATTTGTTGTTCATAACTTTCTACGCCTCCTTATTGTACTTTTTAGTTTGAGAATCTGTCTAACATCTGCTTTACAAATTCAATGTCTTCCTTCTTGACTTTTCGTGAAGCGTCAAAAAGGACTTTGTAATCCGGATTCTTATGTAAGAACTCTGCTGCTTCACGTGCGTCCTCGTCGAGGTAGTAATGTTCCGGAAGTATGGTTGTTTTTGTTGTACGTCCCAATAGATAATCGGTATCAACGTTAAAAAAATCGGCAATGGCCTCTAGGGTTTCGTAATCTGGTTCACGTGAACCGTTTTCGTACATACCTATGGTGCTTCTTGATACATCTAATTTGTTTGCTAATTCATCTTGTGTAAGTCCAAAAGACTTTCTCAAAGATTTTAGTACAGATTGAAAACTTCCCATGTCAAAACCTCCTTTTAAATGATGATAACACGAAACGTGAAAAAAGTAAACAAAAATGTCACGAAAAGTGTTGACACGATACGTGACACGTGATATACTATAATCGTAGCAAGGAAATGAAGCATAACAGAAAGGAGAAAACGATGAAGAAAAAACATCGGAGAAAAAAAGAGCTATCAACGAAAGATGTGATTGACTTAATTATCAAAGCCGTAGTTGCCGCCGCAGCATTGATTACAGCAATCAAATCCTAAGTTGATAGCAGGGTGGGAAAGGGCGAAAGCCCTTCCCCTACTCTGATAATATCACATCGTTTGAAATAAAGCAATGAAAAAGAATGATGATTTGTTTATGTTACTCGTTATTAGCTTTATTATGGCACATGCGTTAGATTGGCCAATTATATTGCGGATTATTGTAATAAGTGAGTCAATCATGCTATTGATTGCTATAATGTGTACCAACATTAAAAAATGATGGTAGTAAGCTGACCTATCGGCTATACGGGGAGAAAGTGAGGTATAAAGTTGAATCCTAGTATAATTGCAAAACGATTGGTAGAATTGCGGGGAGAGGAAACCAGGGAAAATGTTGCGGCAGCAGTTGGTGTTAGTATATCAGCTATTAGCATGTATGAGAATGGGGAAAGAATCCCACGAGATGATGTAAAGATACGTTTTGCAAAATATTATAAAAAATCTGTACAAGAAATTTTTTTTGACTAAAAATGTCACGAAATGCGACAAAAGAAAAATAATCATAAAAATTCCTTGACAAACCTACTGCTATCGCAATCCGGTAGAAACCTATATAAGTTTGATATCATAATACCATCAAAACGAAAGGCGGTGTATAGAAATGATACAAACGACAATCCGGTTACCCGAAGAAATCTACCAGCAGATAAAGAACCAGGCAAAGAGCCGTGGATTATCCGTGAATGGATATTTGATTTCAATTCTTTGTGAGAAGCAAGTAGTTAAAGTGGCAGAAAGAAAGGAGTGAGACCATGGTACTACTTAGTTTAGTCATCATTGCAACATTGATAGTGTATGCCTTTTTTTGCAAAATTAGTTGTCTGGCGCTTCTTTTGTATATTAAAGACACGGGTACGATTCCAAAAAAGGAGGAAGTAGATAAGTATACGAAGAAAGCAGTCAGAAAGATGTTTTGGCGAAAGGAGATGAGACCATGAAAGGACAGGCACTAAATTTTGATGAAATATCTACAAAAGATTTGGTTAGGGAACTAACTAAACGAGAAGGTATTTCACAAATCTGGGTGGAACCAGAAAACAAGAAATTAGATGTACAAATAACCAGTCCCACCCTGATTTTAGTTGTTACAGACTAAAGTCAGGCAATAGTAACCAAGAACCACAACATTTCATACATTAATTAATATGGAGGTGATTATCATGGCAAAAAGAAAGAAAAGCAAAATCCAAAATTACATAATTATTGAAGGAAAGCCGGTCAAAGTGGAAGACATACCACCGGAGCAGATGAAAGAAATTGCGACGACGCTTGCAATACGCTTTGCAAAGGCTCTTGGGTATGAACCGGTAGAACCAGTAAAGGATACAAAAAACATAGGATAGCCCCAAAAGGGCAGAAAGGACAAGCTATGACGACAAAGAATAAATGTTTATGGACGATGACAGGTTGTTCCATTGCATACCTCACGACAATGGCACTCAGCCCGGCGACTGGGACAAGCATTCCGGCGGCGATCATGTCGGTGGTATGTACACTGTATATCGCGGTATTCATTGCGGCGAACGTTGGAAACAAGGGGGAAGAGTGATGGAAAGACAAGAATTTTATCAAGACGGCGTAACCAGAGTCACAGATCCGTTTTATATCTGCGTTTGTGAGCAGGGGCATAAAGCATACAGCCCGATTTACATGAAAAAATGTGCCTTTTGTGGTGCGGCACTGCGGCAATGTGTCCCTGCTGACAAATATAACCAAAGCAAAGGCGATCAGTAAAGAAAACTGACCGCCAAGATATGCTCACTAAAAACAACCACTTTTAGTATAGCATATCAAAGACCAAAAAGCAAGCAAAACATCAAAAATAAAGGGGTTCAAAGCCCCTTTGAAAACTTGCTAAGGATATTAGTTTTAGAGCAATTACAGGAGGAAGATATGCCATACATAAAAGCAACGACAGTAGCAGGTCAGACGGTCATGATCGAGAAGTATTACTCCAGCCGATGGGGACGAAAGGGGATTGAGCGTTCTGCCAATCTGAAAAAGACAAGTGAGGAGCAGGAGCGTGTAAATCAGCGGCAGGCAATCCGAACGGTTACCCTCTTACTCAATGCCAACTTCGGACCGGATGATTATCACCTGGTACTGGACTATACTCCGGATCACCGCCCGGCTACTCCCTGCGCAAGCCAAGAAGTTAGTCAAGCCATTCCTTGGAAAACTTCGGCGGCTCTATCGAAAGTGCGGGATGGAACTAAAATACATCGAAGTGTGTGAATTTGGAAAGAAAGGAGCGCTGCACCACCACATGGTGGTCAACAGTTGCGCCGGCACAACGACAGCGGACATCAGAAAGAAGTGGCCGCATGGTCGTGTGCACTTCAATCCGCTTGACGATTCAGGAGAGTATAGCAAACTGGCCGCTTATCTCTTGAAAAATCGGAAGTATTGGAAAGAAAGCGGAGGTACCGGAAAGCAGTATTCCCCATCGCGAAACCTGGTACGACCTGTCACCAAGAAAGTAGTGGTTAAGGCAGAGCGGTACTATGAGAAGCCGAGGGGAAGAAAAGGCTACTATGTTGCCGCTGATTCTGAGAGGCACTTTATGACGGAAGCAGGCTGGCCATATATGAGATATATCATAGTAAAAGGAGAAAGAGCACCGTGAAGATAGACATATACATCATTACATTGTGGAAGGGGACGAACTTTGCCAAGGGATCCGGAGCATATGGGATTCTGCTGGAAGTGGTAAAGGCTGGAACTCCTTACACAAAAGAGCATTATGCCGGATGGGAAAACTTGTCCTATCCCAAATTGCAATTAAGGGCAGTAGTAGATGCGCTTTCATACGTGACAAGACCATGTGATATAAAGGTTCATATCGACAGTGGTTATGTGACAGGAAACTAGGAGACTAAGAAGAGTGGGAAAAATGCAGACTTGTGGGAGGCACTGAGACAAAAAGCCATGAAAATGGACAATGTGGAGATAGTCTTTGATGGGAAACACGAGTATGCTTCGTACCTCAAAAGACAGGTAGAGGCAGGGAACTATCCGACCATCAAGGATCAATAAATGAAAGGAGAGATACTATGTTTGAGATTTTTGGAGAATTTGACACATTTTTGGAATTGAATCAGGAAGCAGAGGGCTTGAAGGATAAGGAAAAGATTACAGAATGCGTTGGGCGGCTGGTGCTGCCGCCCGGAAAGGAGAATTCATATGAGAGTCAGAAATAATGATTTTGCTACGCTTAGAATAAAAAGAATCCAATATTTGTTTGCAGGATATCAAAAAGTGTTTAGATGCAAATCGTGTGGAAAAATATATCCGGAGTATGTACCAGATGTATGCCGGCGTTGTGGGAAGGAACTGACGGAGGAAATGAATCCGGAAAAAGCGAGAATATTACGGCCACAATATACGGATTTAGTAGAAAAGGTTGTGGCCAAGAAGGGGCTGTTTGGGTGGCGAGTTTTAAGAACAGACGATACGGAAAGGAGTGCCGATTGAATATGAAATGTCCTAAATGCGGAAAGGAAACGGAGTGGTTAAGAGCTTTGTCGAGAGTAGATAACAAGACAAGGATATGCGATGAGTGTGAAACAAAAGAAGCTCTGGATGCTGCCGGGTTAACAGAAGGAAGTTCTATAAGAAAATCTATACTTGCGTGCGTAGGGAGAGGATCCACGCCGCAAGACAGAATCAGAGCAAAGGTACAGGCAACGGGAAACAAGTGGGCTGTGGAGAATTTCAACGCTACGCATAATTAGGAGGAAGCTATGACAAAAGAACAGGTTCACGAAGCTTTATGCAAAGCTCCAGATGAAGATAAAATGAGGCTGGCTATAGCTTGCCAGATGAATGGTATTGACGTTCAGGATGTAGAGACAGGGTTGGCAAATGTGATTACAGGTGTACAAAAAGCTATAAAACCAGCAATCGAATATTATAGATGTTTAGGAGGAAAATAGTATGGCAAATTTTGATGAAGATATTAAGAGAATCACAGATGAAATCCTATCGGATGGAACTG